GAGAATTACCAGTTCCCCAAGCGGTACACAAATTTTGTGCCAACTGGCCCAATTGTGCTGGGTAGAAAGGGTAAGATGACAGGCCCAGACAAGGAAAGGGACTACTCTGGTGATGACAACCCGCATGGGCAGTCTGCTCCCACTGTTGCCAAGCGAGACAAGGCATTGTGCCGATTCAATTGGGCTTGCAAGTCAAAGAAATGCAAGTACCACCACCCGTTCGGCTGGTTGGCTGATGGCAAGGAGCACAAAATTGTCAAGGTCAACTGTTCAGGGTGTGCTAAACCGCAGCACGTCATCGAAATGCTCACACTTGAACTCGAAAAGAAGTTCGCCGACAAGTGGAAACAGTACTACCGCTGCAAGGTGTGTGGAACAGTTGAAAATCTTAACGGCACTGAACAAGCTTTCAAGAGACGAGCTTCAACACCACCACCAAAACCCGTAACTGAGTCTGATCAAGAACTGAAAGACCGTGTTGCAAAGATCGTTGGGCTCGTGACACAGCAGGCAGGTGAAACCAAACCCGCCGAAAAGAAGCATGAGAACAAGCAAGTCAAGGCTCAGACGGCGGTTCAAAGTGAGGCAGATGGGATCACGCACCTTGTTGAGGAGAAATTGAGAGCACAATCAATACAATCCTCTTCACCATATACAAGTGTTGCACCTGCCATTTCCGTTGGCAAGCTCAAGATCAGAACTGGGGAAGGAATGGCAAATAGCACTGCTTTCGCCGTTGACGATGGAAAGTCAGGCAAGGTGGTTGCTATATGGCATGGGATTGTCGATGGGCTCGACGTCCCAACCTTTTACTATGAACACAAATTCAAGCAGCCCGTTGAGCTCAGAAACAAGAAGTCTGATGCTGCAAATGAGGCAATCCGCGTTGAAGGTTATGACCTTGCTTTCTACCCCAAGCCCATCTCAGTGAAAGGAATGAAGCTTGCGGTTCCGAAGGAGGGAGAGTCCATCACCATTTGGTCTGCTCTGATGAACGAAAGTGAAGTCAAGCAGTCACATGGCCACGTTATGAACACTGGAAGAAGCATCAAATACACTGATGAGAAAATGCGTGTGTATGAGTGCAAGACTTGTGCCGTTGGCACTTACTCTAGCACCTCAAGTGCATCAGGTTCACCCGTGACCAACGCCAAAGGTGAGTGCGTGGGAATCCACTGCGCAAGCTCGGATAAGCCGAACTCGCCAGGATATTTCATCCCCATGACCCCTGAGCTCATTTCAATCCTCATGACCCCTATGCCAAGTTTAAACTAACTGACTGGCTCAGACACTACCCGCAAGAAATACAGGATCACTTGCGTGTGCGCTTTCGAGACACACGTGAGCCGCTTGCGCAAGTACTGAGTGAACAGATGGCATACCTGGGTAGTTTCAGTGTCGGTGCGCCGAAAAAGCCTGACGCTCGAGAAAACGACCCCGACATTGAGGAATTCTTCAACAAGCTCAAAATCACCTTCGAACAAACACATCGCATGAACCAACCAAACGTCCAAGCAGCTTACGAATCAGCAATTCGTTTTAGCAAACCACCGCCAGATGAGGACTCACGGGTCGACTTAGGGTTGACGTTCGTGGAAGAAATCTGGTATCCAATATGGAGAAATTCCGAGGTGGCTACCATGGACTTCGTTATCAACGAGGCGGACATCGAACTTAAAGGCAAGGCATCCGGATGGCCATGGTCACTTCACAAGTGGCCCTTCAAGCTTGAATGTTATGAAGACAAAATGTGCCAGGAATGGATGGAAAATGACTGGAGCCAGAACCTTCGAAACAGGACTTCGATTGCTCAAGTCACCGGAAAGAAAGAGTGCCTGCCTGTCCAGAAACTCAAAATCAACAAGCTAAGGAATGTTATGGCAGTTGATGCTGGACACAACATGCAAACACAGAGGCTCACTTACAAAATGAACAAGAAACTCAATTCAAGACCGATTCAATCCTGGTCTGCTCTGGGCTGGTCGCCCTACCGCAGAGGTATGCAACAACTTGCAGAGCATCTGGGTGCCCCTGGTTTCAACGGAGGATGGGAACTTGACATCGCCTCATGCGAGTCAAAAATCTGGGAAAATCTTCTCCTGCGGTTCGCCGAGGTGAGATGGAGAGCTCTTAAAGCTAGTGACCAGACCGTTGACAATCTCATTCGACTCAAAAATGTTTATCGAATGATCTCAAGCTGCCCCTTGGCCATGCCTGATGGCGCCGTTTTTCTCAAAGGTGCCGAAGGCTATGGTGGCAACTTGACTGGGCAAGTTGGTACTGCGCACGACAATACGCTGTTTGGCCTCTTCCTTTTGGCCTACGCATTTATCATCTTGGTTGGACCAGATCTGGACCAATTTCGCGCACTTGTTCGCCCAATTACACTCGGAGATGACATCACATTCACTGTGCATGATGACATTATTGAGGATTTCAATGGACCCGCAATCGCTGAAGTTGTTCATCGAAATCTAGGAGTGGTTCTTGAATCACCCGAGTGGAAAGCAAGGCCCTTTTACCAATTGGGCTTCCTTTCCATGCACTTTATCTGGGACCCCGAGTACAATGCTTACCTGCATCGCGTGGATCGAGACAAACTCTTCTCCTCCCTGCTCCAAGGTGGAACTAATCGTACGCCAACAGAGCAATTGCAAAGGATATCTGGGATGAGAAATGTATCCTGGGGAGACCGGAGGACACGTCAAGATCTTGACAATGTCTATTGGATGTACCGCGACCGCTTTGACAAAACGCTTGGTGGCACTGAATCGTGGGAGACTGCTAAAAAGTCCTACGTTTCTGATGCCATGCTGGAGAAACTGTTTCTTGGATTCGAATCCAGCGTCTCTGACAATTTTGACGACTGGCTTGAGGTCCATGCAACCTCGTTCTCTGCATGGAGAGAACATATTTAAAATTTCGAAAACGGATCCAAAATCCATTCTCAAGCAAGTAGCAACCAGTTTACTTAAACCAGGTCCAGCTACAAACCCAGCAGAATTCCTCTGGCGTCAAGCAGGTCAACAATTCAAGAAATCAATCGAAGAAAAGAAGATGCCCAACGGGAAGTCAAAGAAAAACAACAAGAAAAAGGCCCAGAGTGCAAAGGCCTCAGCGAAAGCAGCAAAGAAACAAGCAGCTGCTGCCAGCCGCAAAGCTGGACAAGCCGCCAAAAAGGCTGCCAAGTCGCTGAAAGGAAAAATTCGACCAAAATACAAGCCTGGCAAAGCTTCAAGGACACGTTCTGCAGCCCTTGGTGTCCGTGGGGGTCGCCCAAAGCTTTTGCAGATGAATATGAACGCTGGCTTGACAATGAAGGGCGGTGTTATCTCTGGAGTGACCGAGATTACGTCAGATCTGCGCATCGACGCCTCGGTTGCAGCTGCAGGTTATGTGCTGGCAACAGTACCTCTAAACCCTCTGGCGATAGCACCTGGCACGCGGTTGGCTGATTTCGCAGCACTTTATGACATGTTCTGCTTCGAAGAGTGCCAGCTCTGCCTTGAGCCTGATTTGCCGTACACTGACTCAATCATGCTTGGAGGAGGTTTTGAAGCTGACTCAACGGATGCACTCCCAGAAGTCGGTCAATTCATTTTCGTGGAAAAGTACATGGAACACTCCAATTTCCACGCTGAAACTTTGCTCCGAGCAAGCACAAGTCCGGCTAAATTTCCGCGCAACAGGAATGCAGTGCGACAAGGTGGAAAAGGCCCGCGTGGTGGATTTTTCTACAACCGACCGCCTGGCAATCAGGATTTGAACGATGTCCAGCAAGGCTGGTTGGTCATCTTTGTTCACACGGCTGACCAAGGTTCGCTCTCTGGCGACGTTCTATCTCTTGGCCCGCTCACAATGAAGTGGACGCTTCGCTTTCGCGATGCTGCTGAACGAAATCAGTTCATCGCTCAGGAGGATTATCACCTCAAGGCGAGTCCGCCCCCGGACATCCGCAACCCGCTTCAGTGGACCGGAACTGATCAGCTGCAAGCCTCGCTGCAATCCACTTCAACCATTGAGATTCCAGGCAAAGTCACAACCGTCAACTCCACCTCCGGACAAGTTTGTCTCACGCTGCCACAAGGGACATGGGACATCAGAATGTGGGTTAGCTATGACACGCTTGGATCGGGCAGTGTTGAAATTGACCCATTCACACCAGCCGGCACCACGCTGTTGAACAATGACACTTCACTGTGCAACTCTTTTTCATCCAGCAATACAACCTTGATGGCGTTCACACGCCTCAAAGTTGCGCAGGACATGGTCTCATCGCAGCCAATTTTGAACTTGGTCTACACCGCAACTGCTGGCTACCATTCAAACTATTGCGGTTTGGTCATTCACCCAGCCCCTGGCAACTCAATCGCGTACAAGCACCCTGATCTCAAGCTCAGAAGCAGCGCTTGGTTGGCTCACACCACCAAAAACCGCACGCAGCAGCTGGTTCGTGAGGAGCTCATCAAGATGGGGCAAGAAGTCAAGGAGGACAAGAAGGACGAGCATGCTTGGGAGGACTATCTCAAGCGCAAAAATGAGCAAATGAGAACTCGAGCTCGCGCGGTTCGTCCCAAGCTTGAGCTGCTTGCGTTGAGTGAAGATGATGAAGACGAAGATCCGCCTCAACGCAGATCTCGCAGGTTGCCCATGGACCCTGAAGAGCATTCGGCATCAATTCGCAGTGAGCGCGCCCCTATGGAAGAGAGAAAGTTCAAGGTGCGCGAACCAATTGAGCAACCACCTGATGAGAAAGATCCGGTGATCAGTGGCCGCATGGACAAGTGGCTCAAGCTGAAGGCGCATTTTGAAGAAGATGAGAAGGGCGAACGTCAAAAGCCGGCTGAAAGACGCGCGTCATCGCTCAAGTCCTGAGACGCGCAGGACAAATTAGTTCAAACATGCCATGCCTGTCAATTGTGACAAATCAACACTGCTCAAATGGGTTGAGGCTGCCCAGCTCACGGACATCACTTACCATAGAACACGTCAGCAACTTTGGGAGAGATTTGCTGCGGTCATTAAAGCTGGCGGTGACTATTCTCTTGATCGCACTATTTTCAATTCAATCAAAAGTGCGCTCTGTCGCCGCTCTGACTCTATGTCAGACGACATACGCCTTGCTTTCGAAACAGCACTCCAACAAATTGCGGAAGAAGCGGATGTGGTCGCGGACGATGATGATGAAAAGGTTGAGAAAAAGGAGAAACACAAGAAGGAAGTTGTTCCTGTGCATGGAAGCCTCAGCCTATGAAGACCTCGTTTTGGAGGACTGAATCTGCAGCAATGCAGTGCCAGCCTACCTGATCGAAAAATCCTGGAGTTCGGACAGATCGCCAGTTTGTTTTTTCTGGTGAGGAGCTCTCTAGGGGTCGCTCTGTAATTACCTTTGCTTAGTCATTGTGTAAACCTCGTGTGAATTTCGGGTTAGAACTTTCCGTTCGATGCAACGTCTGAAGGAACATTGAGCCGAAACATGAAGGTGTAAACGAACTGGCCTATATGGCAAATACCCCGGTGGGAACTCCAACCCACTTGAATACACAGTTCAAAAAAAAAAAAAAAAAAA